TGTATCAGATGGGCAAGCGAGTAGCCACAGGCGAGATAGTTGACCCTAGTTTCTTTATGGCTTGGTGGGAAGCAGCACCAGAGGCAGACCACAGGCTTGAGTCAACTTGGGAATCGGCCAACCCTGGCTTCAACGATCTAGTAGCTAAGGATGACTTTGCCTCAGCAGTGCTCAGGACACCAGAGCCAGAGTTTAGGACTAAGCGACTAAACCAATGGGTAAGCTCGCTCAATGGTTGGTTGCCAACAGGTAAGTGGGAGCAACTTGGTGCCGAGATTGAACTAGATCCAGACCAGCCTGTCATTGTTGGCTTTGATGGGTCTTTCAATGGTGACTGCACAGCCCTTGCTTACTGCACTATTCCTAAAGATGATGAGCTACCTCATGTTGGGCTTATTAGGATCTGGGAGAAACAGCCAGAGGATACCGATGACTGGCGTGTTAGCACCTCGGAAGTCGAGGATGAGATTATTCAATTTTGCCAGAAATACAATGTAAAAGAAATTGCCTGTGACCCCTTTAGGTGGCAACGCACTATGGAAGCGATGCAAGACCTTGGGCTACCAGTGGTGGAATACAACTCAAGCTCACCATCTCGCATGGTGCCAGCTTGCTCTAAGGTCTACCAGGCTGTGACGGAAGGACAGCTAACCCATGACGGAAACCCAACACTTGCTAGGCATCTCACTAATGCTGTTATCAAGACAGACCGCTTGGGACCAAGAATAGTAAAAGAGCACAGAGGCTCACCTCGAAAGATTGACGCTGCTGTGGCTGCCATCATCGCCTTTGATAGGGCAACAGTTGGTAGAGTAGAGGCTGAGGAACTTACTCCGCAATTCTTTATTTAGGTTGGTAATGACAGCGACAATCCTACAAGCTATCGGCATCTTTACTATCTCACTAGGTGCAGGTCTGATCTACCCACCAGCAGGTCTTGTCTTGCTTGGTGCTGGTGTCCTCGTATTCGGTTTAGCTATTGAGCGAGGTAAGTAATGCTACGCAATCTTTTTGAACAGAGAGCTATCAGCTTTCAAACAATCTGGGGTGCAGGTGAGCCTTGGGGTATGCAGTCCGAGGCTGGTGTCAATGTCACCACTAAAAAGTCTTTTGAGATTGTTGCTTTTTTCTCTGCTGTCAGCCTTATCTCTGACACCATCTCGACCTTGCCATGTGGGGCTTATCTTAGGATTGGTGCAACTCGCCGACCTTTGAACCCTCGACCAGTTTGGTTAGACCAGCCGGACATTGACCTAAGCACAAGGGCTGCTTTCTTTCAGCAGGTCTTTAGTTCTTTGCTGGTACATGGCAACTCTTACACTCGTGTCTTTAGAGATGCACAGGGGCAGATTGTCAACCTTGTAAACCTCGACCCTGAAAAGATGGACATCGAGCGTTCAGCAGTAGGCAGAAAAGTTTACAAGTATCAAGATGAGGGCCGACTACTTACCAGCGATGATGTCATCCACATTGTTGACCTAATCCTGCCAGGTGAACTAAAAGGCTTGTCAAGAGTTGAAACACTAAAGCAAGCACTAGGACTAAACATTGCCCTCAGCGATTACGCTGCTAGATTCTTTGGCACAGGTGCATCAGCTCAAGGTGTCATCGAGTTCCCAGGCAACCTAACCTCAGAGCAAGCCAAGCAACTAGCTGATGGCTTTGACTCTCGCCACCGCAACGGATCACGCAGGGCACACAAGACTGGTGTGCTATCCGGTGGGGCTAAGTTTGTCAACACTGGCACAGACCCAGAGGCAAGCCAAGCACTAGAGTCACGCAAGTTTGCAGTCGAGGAGATTGCCAGAGCTTTCAATGTGCCACTTCACCTGCTAGGTGTGCCAGGCACAGCAAGCTACGCATCTGTTGAGCAGAACAACTTGCAGTTTGTTTCAATGACCCTTAGACCACTAGCCGAAAAGGTTGAGGCAGCGTTCTCACGCTTACTACCTGGTGATGCCTTTATCAAGTTTCAGTTCAATGACCTACTAAGGGCAGACCTTGCAACAAGAGTCCAGTCCTACTCGGTTGGTACTCAGGCAGGTTTCTACTCAACAAACGACATCCGCAGGCTTGAGGATCTTGAGCCAGTTGAGCAGGGTGACCAGTACCGAGTGCCACTTGCCAACATCTCACTAGCTGATACCGAGGTTGTTGCTCAGGATAAGCGAGTGCTAATGGCTAACCGATTGGTCACAGCAGGATTCAAGCCTGAGCAAGTACTTGCAGCTCTAGGATTACCAGCTATCGAACACACAGGTGTACCAAGCGTAATGCTGCAAGGTGTGGCTCAGATTGACCCACTAGATCCGCAAGCACTTTACGAGGTTGACTAATGGCATTACAAACCAAACAAGTCACAGTAGGCACAGCATCAGTTCAGATTCTTGGGCCGAGCAATAACCCCATCCATGTGATCTTGCACAACGGCAATAAGTCAAGCAACGAATACATTTGGTTTGGTGGGGGTGCAGCAGTCACCACTAGCACAGGATGTCACATAGACAACAGCGAAACTTATCAGCTAGTGCTTAGACCTGGCAACTCACTTTGGGCAATTACCGATGCAGGTACTAAACCACTTCATGTTTTATGGCAGGACAACTAGGTGCCATACTTCATCTCACAAAACACAGACTGCCCTGACTGGGCTGTAGTCAAAGAGGATAACTCAGTCGTATCCTGCCAAGACTCAAAAGACTCTGCCATTGCACAGATGGTTGCACTATCCCTAGCTGAGAACCTAGAGCCAGGTGGCGAGCTTGCCTCAACTAGAGAGCTACCAGACAACTACCGACCAGCACTTGCTGATGATGTCCCAGAGGGCAGAGCTTGTGGCAACTGTTTCTTTTTCAATGAGGACCGACTAAACCCAGAGGGTGACAAAGCTTGGTGTGAAAGATGGGATGACTTTGTTGAGGGTGGAAACTACTGCAACGCTTGGGAACCTGATGACAGCGATGATGATGATACCGATGATGACATGGGCGAGCTAAGAGCCATCAACCAGGAAGCACCTGCCTACATGAGGGCAGCAGCTCGGCGTGGACTTGAGTATTACGAGGAAGGTCTAGCTGGTGATGGTGTCACCGCTGGCACTATCCGAGAGGCTAGAGCTATGGCTCGTGGTGAGGTAAGCGATGACAAGTGGGTCAGGCTTGCAGCTTGGATTGCTCGACACCTTGTAGATCTCGACTCACCAGATGCAGACCCAGACTCAGACAACTACCCATCAGCCGGTGTAGTTGCACACTTACTTTGGGGATCAGGTCCAACCAAGAGAGCCGCACAACGCACCAAAGACTACGCTGATTCAGTCGTTGCTAGAATCAGAGCAGAGGAAACTAACAGCATGAGAACTAACAAGTGGCTCGATGTAGCCAGAGCCATCCAGCTAAAGATTGACGGCCCACAGCCAGAGTCTAAACAGCCAGAGGTAAGAGTCAACTCAACCAGCTTTGAGATTAGAGCTGAGGGCGATGGTATGAGCTTTACTGGCTATGCCTCGGTATTCAACTCACCTTCCGAGGATCTAGGTGGCTTTATTGAGTATGTTGCCCCTGGTGCTTTCAAGCGTTCCCTGCAATCTCGCAACGAGGTCAAGCTACTTTGGAACCATGACTCAGGTGAGCCACTAGCTTCACTTAGAGGTGGCACCATGCAGTTGGTTGAGGATGAGGTTGGACTAAGAGTCACAGCCCAGCTTCCAAACACAACCAGAGGCCGAGATGTTGCAGAGCTTTTGAGAACTAAAGTTATAGACTCAATGAGCTTTGGTTTCAATGTAATCAAAGACTCATGGTCAAGAGATGGACAGACAAGAACTTTGGAATCAGTAAGACTTTTTGAAACCTCGATTGTTAGCTTCGCAGCATATCCAGCTACAACAGCCACAGTCAGGTCTGCCCCACCAACTATCAACCCTGACGAACTTGCCGAGGCTTTACTAAAGCTAGAGTCAGGCGAGGAACTAGACCCTGAGAGTGCAGAGCTAATTACCAATGTGGTAAACAAGCTAAAGGCACAACCAGACCAAGAGCCAGTAATTGACAATGGCCTTGACCTGCTAGACCTAAAAAAGAAACAGTTTGACCTACTACTGAAAAGGATCTAAACATGGCAACCAAAGACGAAATCAAAGCAGCTATCCTAAAGTCCGCTGGCAACCCATCAGCAGGAATCATCAAAGACCTAGCTGAGGACTTTGCAACAGCAGTTTGGGAACTAGACAACACAAACTCAATCAACCCAGCCAAAGAGGTTAGGATTGTTGACAGTAAAGAAACTCGCTAACTCGTTTCTTTAGCCCCAGCTCGGTCCCCTTCCTGAGCTGGGGTTTTCTTTTACCTATAAACTTGTTGTTATCAGTTGAGTGTTAGCACCGCTGTATCTGTTGAGTGTCAGCACCGCAGGAACCCAATCAACTAACTATTAGGAGAATCATGTCTGACTTTATCAAGTCACAGATGGATGCTCGCAACAACCTCATCGCACAGGCTAGAGAAGTTCTAGACTTTGCTGAGGCTGAAAAGCGTGGCCTGTCTGCAGAAGAAAACCAGAAGATTGCTCGTATCGAAGCTGACATTGACTCAGCCGACACAGCTATCTCAACCGCTCGCTCTATCGCAGATCGTGAAGCTCGTGCTTCCGAGGCTGCTGCTTCATTCACACCAACCCCATCACTACCAGACAACTCTGATGAGGACATCCTTCGCTCAATCGCTAAGGGTGAAACTCGTGGCTATGACTTCATCAAAGAAGCTCGTACCCTTGTGCCATCTGCAAACACTGTTGGTCAGTCTTTCTATGACCAGGTATTCCAGATTGCACAGCTAGTTGGACCAATGCTTACCACCTCTGAGGTTTTCAACACTCAGTCCGGTGAGAACCTTGTCTTGCCGACAGTAACAGCCCTTTCAACATCAGGCTCAGTTGCAGCAGCAGGAACCATCTCAACCAGCAACCCAACATTCTCAAGCATTACTCTTGGGGCTACTAAGTACGCCGCTTTGGTCGCTGCATCCAACGAGCTAGTATCTGACGCAGGCTTTAACCTGACCCAGTACCTAGCACAGCAGTTGGGTACCAGCCTGGGACTTGCAGCTAACACTGCAATGACCACAAAGCTAACCTCAGCAGCAGGTTCAGTTGTTCAGGGAACTGCTAACGCAGCTACCTACGAGAACTTGATTGACCTTGTTTATGGAATCGCAGCAGGTGCTCGTTTGCTCCCAGGGCTCGGCTTCATGATGAGCAAGACTGGTATCGCAGCAGCTCGCAAGCTAAAGGATGGATCAGGTGCTTACATCTGGACCGACAACGCAGTTGTTGGACAGCCACCTACACTCCTCGGCTATCCCGTTTTCGAAAATCCGGACATAAGTGCAGTCGGATCAGCTACAAAATCGGTGCTTTTCGGACACCTACCATCGTTTAAGGTACGAGTCGCAGGTGGAGTACGAGTTGACCAGTCAACCGATTTCAGCTTTAACACAGACAGTACTTTTTATCGTGGAATTATTCGCCTTGATGGTGGATTAACTCACGCAACCCACATTGGATACTTCCAGGGTTCAGCTAGCTAGTAGCTAACAAAGCTGACAAGCCCCAAGCGTGTAGGTTCGCTTGGGGCTTGTCTTTTGCTAGGATTATGGCAACAGAGGGAGAACCTACCAATGGGCAAATCAGGCAACCCAGCCAGAAGTGAAAAACTAAAGGGTACTGTTTCAGTATTCTCAAACTCGCCAGGACAGCCAACCGGCTATGGCCAAGCTACCGATGCACTTGTCAAGCTACTAAAGCGACAAGGTGCCAATGTTGCAGCTCTAAGCAACTATGGGCATGAGGGCATCAACACAATTTACAACACAGAGTACGGCGAGATTCCTATCTATGCCAGAGGCTCAGAGGCTTACAGCAACGATGTTGCACCAGCTCACCACAAGCACTGGAAAGCTTTGAACGACAAGCAACCAGACTTGATGATTACCCTTTACGATGTTTGGGTCTTGAACTCTAAGGCTTATGACACTATCCCGATTGCAAGCTGGACACCGATAGACCATAACCCAGTCCCACCTGGTGTTTTGCAGTGGCTAAAAAAAGAAAATGTCACACCTTTAGCCATGAGCAAGTTTGGCCTAGATCAACTCAACAAGGCAGGTGTTGAGGGGCACTATGTCCCTCACAGCATTGACACCAAAGTATTCAAGCCAACCACTCACATCCTCGATGAGCTGGTGCAACAGTTTATGGGCTTTGAGGATGACCGCTTTGTTGTCGGTATGAACGCTGCTAACAAAGCATCTGGAATCATCCACAGAAAAGCCTTTGGCGAGAACATGATGGCCTTTGCAATGTTGTGCCGAAAATACCCTGATGCCATCCTTTACATCCACACCGATGCCAGCTCACAGCATGGTTGGAACCTCATGGCTCTAGGGCAGATGCTAGGTATCCCAACAGACAACATGGCTTTCCCCGACCCACTGTCTTACCGATACGGCATGAGCCAAGAGATGCTGGCAGGTATCTACTCATCCTTTGATGTCTTGCTGGCAACCAGTTATGGCGAGGGCTTTGGTGTTCCAACAGTCGAGGCTCAAGCGTGTGGTGTGCCAGTCATTGTGAGCAACTTTGCTGCCTCACCCGAGCTAGTTGGAGATGGTTGGGTTGTTAGTGGTCAGCCACTCTACGATCCAGCCCAGCACTCATTCTTTACTATCCCATCGGTGCCTGAAATCTTTGCTGCACTTGAGGAAGCCTACAAGCGTGGCAAGGGTAAGTCAGACAAGGCTATTGAGTTTGCCCAGCAGTTCGACCATGAAAAGGTTTGGAAAGATAACTGGATGCCAGTGCTTAGAAACCTACTAAAGTGATTGCTTGGATAAGCCACCATCTGCCTGAGTATTGGGATGGCAAGCTTGTCGGTGGGGCTGAGATGACCGATGCCACCTTGCTGGCCGATGCCCCTGTTGAGGTCAAGACCTTCCTGCCTAACCAGTGGAAAGAGGCAATGGACTATGACCAGATAGTCATTACTGGCACAGACTTACTTAGCCCTTATGCAATGTTGCAACTGGCAAAGAAAAAGCCTGTTGTTGCAGTCCATCACCAGCAGACCCAGAACGAGTACCGAGCCACACTTATCAACTCAGCCAAGACCTTTATCTGCCACACACCTAAGCACCTAGAGCTAGAGCTATCTTGGACCAGCCCTAAGTCAAGCACTTGGATCATCAGCCCTCATGACCCTAGCTTGTTTACTCAAAAGCCCAAAGAGGATTTTGCTTTGTGGGCTGCAAGGATGCATCACCAAAAGGGTCCAGAGGAAGCTAAAGCATGGGCATCAAACCAAGGCATCCCTCTAGTGATGATGCATGACAAGACAAGGGCAGAGGTGCTAGAGGCTATGAGCCGAGCCAGTCACTTTGTCTTTTTACCTAACGGCTTTGATGCCGAGCCTCGCACAATTATCGAGGCAGTCCTATCAGGTTGCCAGGTTGTCACTAACGACTCGGCTGG